GCTGATCGTCGTGGTGGTGTTGGCATAAGTGACGACTTCATCCCCATCGTACGTCAAGGCACGAATGACGTTCTCTTCCAATTGGAGGGCGTGATATCCCTCGCCGTCCGAGTCGGCGACGGCCATGGCGTTCTTGGTAGAATTGATGACGTCAGAATAACACCATGCGGCCAGGGTGAACGGCACGTCGGAGAACGCAGCTAGAATGGCCTCCAGGTTCTGGCTGGAACCGTTAAAGACCCGCGCCATACTTCTATGTCTCCCGAATTTCGACTGCGTGCAACTCCGCGTCCCCGGCTGCGTCGTCGCTCGACGCGTCACGCGTGATTTTCAACCGGAACAACTCGCCGGCGAGAATCCCGTCCATATCTGCCCCATCGGTAAAGGTAATGCTGACCACGTCGACCAATCCCGACGTGCTGGGCACGGTCGTATTATCGACGCTATTGGCCGCAGCGAAGCCGTCGCTGTCCACATCCTGTTGCTGGTCCCCGATCCGCTCGAACGCGGCGTCCCAATCCACGGTGTTTGATGTGGCCGAGGCCATACTGTAGTGAATGTAGATAGTGACTCCCCCGCCTGCGTACGCCTGCGGCATGATGGCGCTGAACACTGCGCTTTCGTTGGTCGCCGCGTCGAAATCCAAGACTGGGTGACCCTGGCGGGTATCAAAGGTGGCCGGGTTACTTGATGGCGGTTCGTTGTGCAGCGGGCCGAATTGAAGCAGCGTTTGTCCTGATGCCATCTCACGCCTCCGTATTCACGCCGAGCATGCGCCGCAGCAGCAGCTCTACGCCAGGCGCGACGCGCATTACCGCCACAGCGCAAAAGATCAGTGTCAATTGCACGGCACTATAGTTGGCGCGATAGGTCAGGCTGCCAGCATAGTTGCTCTGCGCGATATCGATCCACGCGTCGGTTTCGTTGATGGTGGTCAGGAGTTCGGCCTTGCTGCCGCCTACTGTGTCACGCTGGTTTGACCAATAGCGCATGAGCGCCCGCCAGATACGCTGGCGGTCCTCAATAGAAAGTGTCGCCATCTGGCGTTATCCTCCTCGGTCTGGGGCGGGAACACACCCGCCCCGGCCTTTTCCTACTTGCAGCGCACCCCGAGCACGTAAACGATGCCGGCGCCCAGGTCGTCCTGCTCGTCGGCATCCGCCGGGGAGACACACAGTGTCCCACCAGCGGCGATCTCGTGGTAGGCGTCGTTGATCTCGCCGGCTCGCACGATCGCCGTGTCCAACCCGCTCCAGTCCATGGCATCGGTGATGGCGTTCTCCCCGTTCTGCACGGTGAGCGTGTCGCTGGCCTCGCCGTCGCCGCCGGTGTGCACGGCCCAGGCGTCGACGATCCGCGTCTTGTGCGCGACCGTCAGGTCGACGCCTGCAGCCTCCCCGGCGGCCACCGGGATCACGAACAGCACCGGGACGCCCTCGACTGCCGCAGTCAGCGCCTTGGCCAGCAGCTCGCCGTCCGAGCTGCCGTGCGGCACGTGAACATCTGCTCTACTGGTCATCCTCTATCCTCCTCGGAGAGGGGGAGAGTGTGCACCCGGAGGTACTTTGCCCTCCCCCTCGACTTCTCACCGTCAGGTCACCGGCCAGGTCGCCGGTCAGGTCACCTTGACGTAGCTGGCCTTCGCAGGCACCGGCGCGTCGGAGCCATTGAACTCCTCGGCATAGTACTGCTCGCTGGCCACCAGCTTGTTGCTGGAGTAGCTCGGGTACGGGCCTTTGAGCTCCATCGGGCTGAACACGCGATGGTGCACCACCTCGCGGTTGCAGACCACGATGTAGCTGTCGGGCGCCTCGGTGCTCTCGAAGCAGGGCAGACCCTTCAGCCGGCCCACGAAGCCGTTGGCATTGACGTCCGCGTCCGGGCGCTTGCCAGCGGCGGCGAAGCCGTCCCAGTTGGCCACCCGATCGCTGTTGGTCAGCGAGAGCAGGATCGAGGTCGGCTCATAGTAGCGGTTGCCCACGAGCACGCGTGCGGCGCCGATCTTCTCGACCAGCTCGCTCACCGGGTCGGTGGCGCTGGCCCACGTGCCGCCCGAGTTGCTGGCGACCTTGAGCGCTGCGGCCACGGCCAGATAGATCAGGCCCTCGTCGATACGCCGCTGGATCTGCCGCACCAGCATATCGAGCGTGCGCGCACGGGCGTCCCAGCCGACCTGCGATTTGGAGAACTTGATGGCCTCGGTACTGATTTCCGTGGCCAGCCGATCCGCCTTCATCTCCAGGGTCGTGTAGGACAGCGTGCCCTTGCCGCGCTCGATGGCCTCCATCTCGCCCAACCGGTAGGCATAGTACTCATAGTCGACGTCGACGGTCGTACCGTCGCCGATCGTGCCGCCGTTGGCCGCGGAGATGGTGAAGAAGCGACCGTTCAGGTAGTCGATCACATAGTCGTCGCCCTCGACGAAGGCCGTGCCGCCGCCGTTCGGCTCCACGACCACCGTGCCCGGCTGAACGTGCTGGTAGTCCATGTCGACCCAGGCATCCTCGTCGCTGACCACGTCCTCGTCGGTAACCGTCCCGGTCGAGCCCGTCTCGCCTTCGTACGCTTCATAGTACACGCGCGTGGATGCCTGATCGGTCATGGCCACGTCGAACACGCTGGTGGCGATCAGCCGGGGGAACGCCTCGGCGATCACCGCGCGCGCAACGCTGGTCGGCAGATACAAATCGCCGGTCTCTTCGGCCTCCTCGAGCAGGCGAGCATCGGCCAGCAAGCGATGCCGGTACGTCCGGTCGAATTTCTCCAGGTACTGCAGCGCGAAGCGCTCGTTGATCGTCCGCGGCTGCTGCAGGTCGCGCTCGCGCCACATGCCGCGATGGACCAGCGCTTCGCTGATTTCGAAGGCCGCTCGTGCGTACGCCGGCACGCCGCGCTCCCGCTCCAGGACCGGGCCCAGGACCTCGATGCCCGCCGGGTGCCCACGGCTGACCAGATCCATTTTGGCCAGGATGGCCTCGTACTCGGGCCGCCGGCTGACGATGATCGCCTTGGCCTCCTCGATGGTCGTTGGTTCGGCTTTCTGCACTGCCTCGGCAAACTGCTCGCGCATCCAGGCCGGGTACTTGAGCGCCCCGACCTCGCGCTCGACGTAGGCTGCTACCTGTCGCGCCCGCTCGGCTTCCTCCAGCGCCCTGAGCCGCACCTCGCGCTGCTGCAGCGCCTCTTGCAGGTCGTCGGTATCGCTCAGGCCCAGTTCCTCGCGCAGCGATTGCTCCAACTCGCTCTCACCGGGCTGCTGCTGCTCTGCCAGCCGTCGGGCGGCCTCGATCAGGTCCTCGCCCTCCTTAGCCTGCAGCGCCTCGCGCAGCATGCGCATGCGCTGCTCCTCGTCCTTCTGCCGGCGCGCCTCCTCGAAGCGCTCCAGCACCCTCTGCGTCAGGTTGTCCAGGATACCCTGCTCCTGCAAGGCTTCCAGAAGTTCCTCGAATTCCATCTTCTTACCCCTCCGCCCGCTTGTGCGGGTCTTGTTTTCCAACAGTTCAATCCCTGCGCCGGGATCGCTCTGCTCGCCGGGCGCCAGGAGATCGAAGCCGGTGATGACCAGCTCGCTGACCTCCTCATAGTCGCGGTCGTCCCCGCGCGCCAGGCGCGAGCGCCCCCAGCCCCGAAACGAGACGTCCGGCATCACGCCGCCCTCCATGATGGCCACGGCGTCGCGGCCCTTGCTCGTGTCCAATACCCGCCCGCGGATTTTGACCTGCCGCTGGGATTCGTCGAACTCGACCGCGGTCCACCGCACCACCGTCTCCAGGAATTGCGGCCGGCCGTGCCCTTTGGCGGAAGGATGGTCCGCCTCCCCCGTCAGGGTCACCGGTTTGACGCCGATCCGCCCCTGGCCCAGGCTCTCGTGGAGATGCTCCTGGGCCTCCGCAACGGCCCGTTTCACGACGGCGCTGGGATACAGCCGCCCATTGCCGTTGATCACGTCTGCCGTCAGTCCGACACCGCTGATGTAGCGCGCTCCCGTCTCCGCCGCTTCCTCCAGGGTCAGCGTGCCCCGGATCTGCTCGACGAAGCGCCGCCTCTCGCCGCCCGGAGCCGGCCCCGATTCCTCCAGCTCGCCGGCCGGCTGGTAAGTCAGCTCGACCTTCTGCCAGTCGGCCCGCGGCGCGAAGACGTACTCGCCGTCTTCGTAGCGATAGCTGACCAGCCAATATTCGTCCACCTCCAGGCCCTCGTCGCGGACGATCACGTGGTCAGCAAAGGTCTCAACGAGGTACGGATAAAACTCATCCGCCACGACGAACTGCCGCGCGAACGCACGCCGGATCTGTCCGAGGGTGTACTCGAACGAACCTTTGACCATCTCCTCCAGGCTCTGCCCGCGGTCGACCAGCGGGAGCTCGCGCCCCTCGCTCTTCTTGCCCGCGATAAAGGCCGCCAGTCCCTTCGGCACGTCCTTCTTGGCCGCACGATAGTGCGCCGCCAGGTGGCGTGCCGCCGTCTTGCGCTCGGTCATCGTGGCGTCCAGCTTGTTGCCGCGAAACTGGCCGCTCTCGCAAGCTACGCACGCCGCCTCCACGCGCCCCCAATCCACCGAAAGCCGATCGTGCGCGACGTCCCCCTGCCCGCCGCCGTGGTGGGGCAGTTTCCAGGTATCCGGCTCGTCGGCCTGGCCGGTGATGGCAAAGTACTGCTGGTAGTACACCTTGCCGTCGATCGTCTTGGTCTTTTTCCCCGCCATAGTTCCCTCCTCGCGCAGGGTGCCCTTGCCGATAGCCAGCCCCTGGCGAATGGCTTTTTCCCTGGCCGCTTTCTCGGATGCCTCGCTGCCAGGCATGTAGGTGTAACAGTGGCCCCCTTGGCCCCATTTCCATCCCGGTCTCTTGCCTTTTCGGCACCGCTGCAGCGGCATCCACTCACCCCCAAAAACGAAACAGCCCGCCCTCATCAGGCGAGCTGTCGCTGTCCTGAAAAAGGCGGGCTGGCTTGTCGCGAACCCTGTTATTCGGTTATCGAGATCTCAGCAGTCGAACTTGCCCCGCGGCCGGCGCGAGAAGCCGAACGTCTCGCACAGTAGGTCGTCGAGCAGTACCAGGACACGGTGCGCCGTCTCGCACAGGCGATAGAGGAAGGCGTGCCAGAATTCGGCGTTGTGCACGAACTCAGGAACGGTCATCGCCGCTCTCCTCGGCCGGCGGATGCCCGCCTGCCTCCAGGTTCACCCCCAACTCCTCCTCGTCGCCGTTCAGCCACAACAGCAGCGTCCCGGCCAGGGACGAGGTGTCCATCGCCGCCAGGTCGCGCCGCCAACCCGTGCTCTGCTCGCTCACTTCTGCTCCGCTCCCCTGCGCAAGACCACTTTGTCAAAGTCGGCCCCATTTACGTCCGACCAGAACGCCTTGAACTGGCGCAGGACCTCCGGGTCGTCGGTCGCGCCGGCGAACTCCTGCTCTTCAAACCGTCCGTTCGCCGGGTCGGCGGGCAGAGTCGCCGAAATGCGGTCCTCCCATTCGTCGCCCAGGTACACCAGGCCGTACGCCGGCAGCCGCTGATCGAGCCACAGCGTCGCCTCCTGGCCGTCGATCTCCAGGACCAGGTAGGGATAGCCGTCTTGATCGCCCCGCCGGATCGGTTTCACGTTCATTGCGGGTAATTCCTCCACATTGGGCCAGTGCTCTGCCCACGCCCGACCGTGCCGTAATAGTAGGCCGGGACACCCTCGAACATGCCCACGAACTCGTTCTCACCGTCACCCAAGAAAGGTGAGTGTGAGCTGCCGGGCGTCCGCTCGCCAAAATAGCTGCCCAAGAATCGGTGGTGCGGCACGCGCATCAGCACCAACTGATCGCCGGCGACCACCACGGTCTGATAGATGCTGGAGCTTTCACAGGCCCCGCGCATATAGTCTTTCGCCTGGCCTTTCTTCATGCCATAGCGGCTCATCACGTCCCGCGATTCCGTGCGCACCACCTCGACCAAGCTCTGATCGCGCAGGTTGTGTTCGAACTCGACTTGGTGCAGCATCTCGTAGGTAAAGGCGTGCAGGACCTGGTACGAGACCTTGAATTTCTGCTCGCCCACGCGTCCCAGCGCCCGGTTGTACAGGTTCTCCGCGCTGTCCTCGCCGCCCAGCCATAGATAACGATCCTTGGTCGCCGTGCGCTGGTCCGTCAGGTGCCACTTGACGATCTTGCTCGCGCTCGACCACGACGTGCCGGCCTGCGCACCCATCCAGTAGGCCACGGTGTCCCACGACCCGCCCAACTCGCGCATGTAGGTGTCCACGTCCTGGATCACCGAATCGCGCCCGCGCAGGTGATCCCAATCGAAGCCGTCCTGGTCCTTGACATACACTCCCCTGTGCGTGAGCCGCTCCGGCAGCGCCGTCGTGATCCCGCGCAGCCGGAACTCCAGCAGGTGTTTGCAGAACCCCTCGACGTAATCCCACTTCCACTCGTCGTCCACCATTGTACGCGCCGTTCCCGCCAGGTCAAGCATCTCGTCGAGCCGCACGCGAACCATGTCCGTCACGTCGCGATCCGCGCCCACGCCGTGCAGCATGTCGAGCAGCCTCTGCCGCTTCTGGCCCAGGGTCTCGATCTGGCCGACGATCTCCTGCCAGCTCACCTCGCCGAAGAACTGCGCCGTCTTCGGGTTGACGTCCGGGTCGCGCAGCGACCACAGCTCGCCGACGTAGCGCTGCCACTCCTGCGCCGTCTTGCGCCGGCCCATGGCCCGGAAACGCAGCGAGCCGCCGTTGTCGATGCGCCAGGCGTTGCCATCGGCGTCGACCAGCACGTTGTCAAAGTCCATGCCGACCACGTCCCAGTTTCCGAGCAAGGCATCGATGGCCAGGCCGTCCCGGAGCTGCCCCAGCGCCCGATCGAGCCGCGCCCGCTTGTCCCCCGACGTGGCCCCCAGCAAGGAGCCCAGCGTGTCGCCCTCCACGAACTGCGCCAGCTTGACCGGCCGGCCGTCTGCGTCCGTGTACTCGCGGAACTTGGGTACGTTCACCCCCGCCTCGCGGTACAGCGAATCGGCCAGCATCTCCTCGCGCAGGTGGTCTGCACTGGCGCCGCGCTTGCGCACGTACAGCCGGCCCTGCGCGTCGCGCACCAGCTCGGCCCCGGTGCTTCCGCCCAGGTCACGCACCTTTTCCAGCTCGCTGAGGCTCGCCGGGAACTCCTCCGTCCCCTCCACGCCGGGCCGCTCTTCCGGCTCGGGCGGCGGTTTCGGCGGGGGAGGGGGCGCCACCGCGACCGGCGCTGCCTGCAGCCAGCGCCCGTAGGCGTCCATGGCCGGCCACGATTCCTCGCCGCGCATCCAGGCCCGCGCCTTCTTGACAAACTGGTTCGGGTGCATCAGCGCCGCGGTCTTGTAGCAGAGACACTGGATGTGGATCGGGAGCACGATCTGGCCCACCGGGTACGTGCCGTTGTGCCACGACCCGCCGACCACGACGTCCTCGCACTCGCAGCCGATCGGCGGGTGGCTGGGCGAAAGCTTGATCCGCTCGCGCTGCACCCAGGGCATGGCCCCGAACACCTCGTCGGTGGCCATGTTGTGGATGATCTGAATCTCGTTGCGCGCCAGGCGCAGCGAGGCGTAGGCCACACCCTTCATCTCGCACGGATGGCCGCTCTTCAGGCCGGCCCGGTTGCCGGCCGCGATCTCGGACTTGGTCAGCCGCAGCCGCGTCGAGGTCCAGCGCGGGCACTCGTTGCCGGCGCGCAGGAAATACTTCATGCGCTGCGCCAGGTTCCACGCACTGTCGCCGGTTACCGCCGCCGTGCGAATGCGCTGCTGGATGCGCCCGTTGGTCATCGAGCCCCAGCGCCAAACGCGGTCGCTCAGGGTGTGGCCGTCGCTGTAGCGCAGCGCCGCCCCGCCGTCGAGCAGAGCCTTCACCCGGTCCGAGGCGTTGCGTACGACGGGCCCGTACTCCTTGAACACCGGCGTCCACTCGTCGTCGTCCTCGCGCATCTCGGGCCAGCCGAAGCCGATGTGAAACTGCTCCCCGAGCTCGGCCAGGCCGAAGTAGTAAGTGTGCAGGCGCGCCACCTGGCCGAAGGGCAGCCAGGCCGCGACCCGCCGCGCCGCCTGGAATGTGCGCAGCCAGCGGTTGACGAAGTCCTCCCACAGCTCGCCCGCCAGCGCCTCCAGCGCCGGCGAAACGGCCAGATCGATCGTGCCGCCCTCATCGGCGGCCCGCAGGATCTCAGTTGTTAAGTCGTCCTGGAACTCGATCAGGAACCGCGTCGTGTCCCCGATCAGTTTCAGATGCAGGCGCAGCAGCGCCGTGTGCGTCGCTTCCCCGAGTTGCTCGACGGGAATCTCCAGCAGTCCCGGCACGTCACAGCGCCTCCAGGCCGGCCGAAGCGATCGTCTCGACCTCGGCCTCTTCCGCCTCCAGCGCTTGGCGGATGGTCTCCCACTCCAGGTCTGGAAGCACCAGGGCCACGACGTCGAGCAGGTGCGCGTCCGGGATCAGGTGCGTGCCCTGCAGCCGGGCCACGGCCTCGGCCACGGCGCGGATGTCCTCCGGCGTGACCGCCCGCTTGCTGGCCCAGATCAGCTCGTACTCGAGCCCCGGCGGCCAGATGCCCTGCAGCAGCCACTGCAGCTCGAGCAAGGGGCGGACGATTTGGTCCTCGACCCACTGTGTGATGGTGGGCAAACTCCGCTCGTACTGCTCGCCCTGTTTCTCCAGCACGTCGCGGTTCAGGTCCTGGCCGTAGCCGAGAAGCGACATCGGCATCGGGCTGGCCAGCCACCAGGTGCGAATGTGGTGCATCACGTCGCCGGTCTCCGCCAGGCGGGCGTCACCCTGCAAATTCTTGATGTCCACCGTGCCGAAAAAATCGGCGACGGCGGCGAATGGGTTGTCGAGCGTGTCCTTGTTGATCTCCTGGTACTCCAGGATGACGTCCCGCTTCGTGCCATCCGGGAAGCGGTGCAGCCGGTGCAGGCCGGCGCGCGTCTTGCGCCGCAGCGCCATGTCGAACTCGCCCTCGACCATGCGCTTGTACGGCTTGCGCGCCGCGCCGAACAACGGGCAGCCGTAGCGCTCGCCCTCGTCGTGATCCCAGCGCGCGTGAATGATCTGCCAGTCGGCGAACCACAGCGCGTCGCCCGGCGGTCGCGCGCCGGCCCACACCTTGTCCGACCACCAGTACCCCCTGGCCGGGTCGTCGAACTGGTCCTGCCGGTTCGAGGCGCGATGCATCTCCAGCGTCGGCTTGCGCGTGACGACGGCGATGTGCCGGTCCTCGTCGACGCCGACCTCCAGGAACGTGTCGCC